TCAGCAGAATCAATTAAATCTTCTACCTCTGTTTCGCTGAGGATGGGATTTTCACTTTTAAATTCCATGCTTACCTCGCTAGGATGTTCTTCATTTGGCGTAATTGCCGCTTGAAACTTGTTATTCATTATCTGGATCTCCTTCTATTTCTGCTGGAACTGGGGCCTTATTACCAAATGGCTGAAATGCCGTAGAGATCCCATATTGATCCGCCAGTTCCTTTTCTTTTTGATGTTGTTCAAATGTTTCTTCTACATCTTTTCCGTAACTAGAAACAATATCTGAGTAAGTTGTTATTCCATTTTGCAGGCCAACAACATTGGCTTGCATTTCTTTTAATGGATCTATCCAGGAGAATGATCTTGGAATGTAATTAATAGAATTAGCAAACTTATCAAATTTACCGATTGGCAAGTTAATTGCCTTAGTTGTTATGGCCATTTCTAACCAGCGTTTAAATACAACATCAATAAAATGTTGAATAACAAACTCTTGCCAGATCTGGAAGTTAGATCTATCTTCTAATGCACCTTGTCGGATAGAGGAATAGTTAACTGAAGTTAAGTCATTACTTAAAGCGTGATATGAAATATTGAGGCCAGATGCAATGGATCTTAAAACTGTAGTTGTAAAAGATTCAAATGCACTTGTTGGATGTGTTGGATCATAAGGTGTAAATTGCATACCATCTGGTAATTGCTGAAATGTGCCAGGTTCTACATTCATAACTGGGTTAAAAGTATCTTCAACACCATCGCCAACATATGAATTGCCGTCTGGTGAACTAAAGAAACCAGATTTGCTGGCCCCCAGCCTTGCACTTACGATCTCGGCCTCAAGATAGCCATTTAATTGAGCTACATTAGCCATAGCTGTTGCTATGTGGCTTACACCTCTTGTTTGCTCGGCCCTGTTAGGCATATAGCAATGTGTAATTTCTTCAGCTGGAACTCTTATGTGCTTTTTGTTGTATTTAGCAGAGTAAGTGGTGTCATATGGATGCTCTTTAAATAAATGATAAGCAACTGGTCGATAGTAAGAATCAACCTCAACACCCATGCAGATCTTATTACCATTTTTTGCTGTTGTGTTTAGATCTTCATCCAGGTAATCAGCTTCTAAAAACTGAATGTGATAACCAAAAGGATTTTTATTAGTTTTTATATGTCTAACCAAAACCTCGCCATCTCTGGCCAAAGATTCTACAAAAAGTTTTTGACAATCAAGAAATGACATTTTGCCATTTGCAGTTGGCACTCCATACTTAGTCCATTGCTTCCAGGCATCTTCTATTTGTCTGTTGGCCAGTAGATCTAATGATCCATTATCATTTCTGGCCTTAGATGAGATCCTAACTCCATGCTTACCAACCACATTTGAAATCATTAAGTTTAAATAACGATTTATATATGAGTCATTTCTTGCTAACTCCCTGGCTCTATCTCTTAGAGTTCTTAGATTGTCTTTTATTTCAGCGTTAGCTGATTTGCTAGATGTTAAAAAGTCAGCAAACAACCTACCAGTTGATGCTCCTTGGTAACTTCTTTTAAAAGTTTTCTTTTGTGGTTTAGGAGTACGATTAAATATGTTGTTATACCAGGCCATTATGTTAAGTCTGTTGGATTAAATGTAGATGTAGGCCCAAATCGAACCTTGATAGTATTACCAGTGCCTTTATTGTTCTTGGCCCTGGCTTGTTTTAATTCTTGCAAGTATTCAGTTTTAAAACGATCTCTAAAACTCATTAATTCGTCTATAGACATCCTGGAAAGAGATCTACCAGCAATACTCATTGACGATTGATCCATAGTGGCCCTGTTTAAGGCCACAGCCTCAATCGCATCAAGCATTTGCTTGGCAAAAGATCTTACTGAAGATGTTGTAGTAGCGTAATCATCTTGAACTGTAATAAAGCCTTCACCAACTTTAACTCTGCCGCCAGAATTACGATGGATGTTTGCAATCCAGTTGTATTCGCCAGCTGTATAATTAGTCGTTGTTGAATGTGGCACCTCAACTTTGTAATTAGATCCGTCATTGGTGGCCACAATTTGAAAATGTGTATTTGTGGATCCATCAATTAGATTAAATTCATATTTGAGAGTAAAAGATGAGTTGTCATAGTCTGTTCCAAGACTATCATTTTTCCAATTCCAGTTATCACCCTTCTTTAATTCTGAAGGAACATAGTTTGGATAGTTAGTTGAATCGAATAAATTGGCCAATTAATCCTCTGTATTTAAAATGTAAACTTACACAAAAACACTAAGGTCGTTTTAAATCTTGTCAAATATATAAATATTACTTCCACCTGGTAGCGAAATTCTTATTTGGTCTTATATTTTGGTTGCTCCTGGAGCCTGGGCCTGGATTTGGATCTTCTTTAATTCCTGTTACCAATCTTTCCTCAATAACATCAAAATTTGGATTAAGTAGATAAATTGCAGCAAAGTTGTAAACAGTTACATCAAGGGCCTCATTTCTTGGCCTAATTTGTTTCCAGGCTAAAGATTTGCGGCCACGGATCCATTTAGTAATTCTTTTTTCAGCTGTTAGCTGCTGAAAGTAATCTTCTTCAAGATCTGCTGGAAAATGCAGTGTTGTTTCATCATCTTCAGCATTAAGCCTGGCAAATATGTTTTCTTTGGCTGTATCTGTTCCAACTGTGTATAAAGCTGTTTGTGTTTTACCTACATAACTTGGCTTGCTAACAATTGGCTTACCTGGAACATTGGCACCTTTAATTGCAAATATTCTTCTGCCCTGGCGTGGTTTTGTAAATGAATAAACCTGGTTTGTATGATGTCCACCAGAATCAATGCAAGTAGCTGATATTGCGATAGATCTTCCAGATTCTGTTTTAAATCTGCTTTTTAAATATAAATCTAACTCATTCCAGACATTAACTGCATTTGGATCTCCCCAAAATACCTTGTATTCAATAACCCAGGCCTCATAGTTATGGCCCCAACCCATTACCTGGGCCTCTAATCTATCTTTCTGTGTATCTACGCCACAAGTTGCAACTAATATTTCTTCTGGAAGCGTTAAAGGATCATAATTTAATCTTCTGGCCAACAAGCCTTCATGTTCTACACCATCGCCTTGTTCTTCCCAACTTTCACCCAGGCTAGTGTTAATAAATGTCTTTAACATTTCTGGCATCTTTTTGGCCTCTAAGAAGTTCTGGGCCATAGATCCCCAGGTTGACCAGGGAGAATACAATTCTGATATGTGGAAGCCAGCTGTATCAACAGAAGTTTCTGTTGCTTGCCACTCACCATGTTTTAACATCCAGGGCTTTTTTGATTCGTCAATTACAGATCCACATTCCTGGCAACAATAATGAGCAGTTTCTGGCTTGCCCTCATCCCAAACAACATTCTTCCACATCAATCTTTGTTTGGTATGACACTCTGGACATGGAACCATGTAATACCTTTTATCAGATTCCTCAAATGCGGCCTCAATTTTAGAGATCCCTTTAATCGTTGGAGTGCTGCACATATAGATCTTTCGATTCCAAAAGGTCTTGGTTCTTGCTATAGCAAGATCTGTTGGAGATCCTTCAGATCCAGCTGATAGTTCATAACGATCAACCTCATCTAATAAAAGAACTCTAATGGGCCTACTTGCAAGACCAGCAGCTGAGTTGGATCCAACTAAGGATAAGTGGCCGCCAGGAAACTTCTTGTGCAACACAGTATTGCCGCTATCTCTGGATCTTGATTCAGCAACCAGGTCTTTTATCTTTTTTGAATCTCTAATCATTGCGGCCAACCTATCTTTTGAAAATGATTGGGCCATAGCCAGAGTTGGTTGCACTACTAATAATGGGCTTGGATCTTGATCCATGTAATAAGCAATAGCGTTTAAAACCAATTCTGTTTTGCCAACCTGGGATGATGTCATTACAACTATCCGCTGAATATCTGGATCATTGAAAGTATCCATAATCTCTCTTTGATATTCCGCCCTGGTTGTATTCCATTGGCCAGCTTCAGCTGAGTTTTCTGGTGATAGCCTTCTATGAGCATCAGCCCATTCTGAAATCTTTAATTCTGGTGGTGGATTAAATACTTTCTTCGTGTTGTTCAACACGATCTGCATATTTTGTAGGTATTCCATCTTCTGCTAACTCGCTTAGTGCATCATGCACATTTTCTTTGATTAATAATTCAGCTTCTGCATATTTGTCCAGGGCAATGACTTGATGAGCAATCTTGCTCGGTAGTGCCAGGAGTTTTGCCCTGGCATTGGCCACAAAGTCAGTCCAGGTATCTTGAACAAGCTGTGCTGGTATAAGTTGGCCTTCTAATTCTGAAACTTCTAATTCTGCTTTATCAGCCTGGGCCTTAGTAAGCCTGGTCTTTTCCTCTGCAATATCACCGCCACCGCTTCTTTTGTTGTAGCCGCCTAGCTTTCTAAGGTAAGAAATGTAGGCAATTCTGCAAACATCCAGGTTTAATGGGGATCTACCCATTTTAGAGGGCAAAATACCATCCCTAATGAGTTCTGAGATCCTTTTGGTGCTTAGATCCAGGTGTTCTGCTACTTCCCTTTGAGTGGCCATAATTACCTAATTAAAAAGGGGCTGTCGCTAGAAAAAGACTGAGATG